TTTGTTTGTTGATTAAATCGACGCCATTGTTTATCACGTAAAATTGCATTATTACTCCCAGAAAAGTGTCTTTCGAGTGGTACTCTAGCAAGTATTTGCCCTTGTCTTTCATCAAGAATTTGTGCTACTTTGGGAACTTCTGGGCATATGATATCAACATATTTTGCTATGTTTGTACTCCCACTTGCACCACTATCACCTACTTGTGTAATATAGAAATCAGCAATTTTAATACCCAGTACCCGACTCATATCCTCGACGTGTGTATTAGACTCTAAAGTGAGATCGAGTGCGAATGTATTATTTGTGCCATTCACAAATTCGGAATCTAACACGATGTACTGAACCTTTTTAGGTACGTCGTCAAGTGACATTTCTAATATCACTGTATATTATATTATGGCAGTTTCTATGGCAACAAAGGCAATTGTATTTACTGGTACTCTCGCTGTGGTGACATTTATAGATGGTATTCGAGTTTTTAACGAGTATAAAAAAATAGATACTAAAGTTAATAAAAAATGATCTCAACCAACTGGGTTCATGCTATCTGCAGAACTATGATTTCTATGGGTCCTGAATATACCACTAATGTTCTCAAGTGGGTCAAGAGCGCCGTTTGGGATGCCCCTTATCGTGTATGGCTTGATATTGAACTTCATAAAATAGCATATGATCGCGAAGATTGGAAGAATGATCAGCTCTACTCGAGTGACGATGAGACACCTAAGTCGGACTAAAATATCTAAAAAAATTAACAATGACTGATTACACTATTCCAATTGGCGAACTCTTTGTTCATTCAAGTGTACCACTTGGTATCCCTGGATTGGCCACCGACGAATTGAGAATTGCTTTTCTTCGAGCTACTGAATCACTTTGTCCAGACGTTCAACGAAAGATCTGGGAAGAGGTTCTTTACTGTACCATACCAATTGAACCACCTCCTGCACCCCAAAAATGCCGTTCGGTTTCCTACAATCGATCGTCGATTTCGTTACCCCGAAATCTATTCGGAATGAACAATCTTTGAGTGATCGACTTTTAAACCAAGATATAATCGAAGCGGTTAATGATTGTGGTGAAAAACGCTACATTGAAATTGAGAGAAATAAAAAAAGAGAAAGAGAAACTGATTTAAATATTCTCCTTACGAAGTGTAAAAGGTTACTATCCTTCGTAGAGACAACAAAAAATGAATCAATCTTCAAAAAATTAGTGGCTTTCACTGAAAAAGTAAGACAAGCCTTATATCTCGGTGATGACATTCGAGATTTGTTTCACGAGTTTGAACAAATTGAAAATACTACAAAAAAAAGTTCCAAGTCTTTTAAAAACCTAAGTGATATAACGATGATGGGATAATCAAGTAAAACATGGATCTCTTTCATAAAATAATGGCACTCGTCGACAAGAACTCGGATAAGATTCCTGAAGGAGACTATCTGGAGTTGTGTGACACTATACACGAACTGCGACGACAAGTGAAACCACCCTCATTTCTTCTTGACCAAAATCAACCACTCATGTATGCACCTATGACTGATGGGCAACCACCCGAATGGATTGAGGATTCATTACCATCTGATCCTGATACTGCTGCTCAGCGATCACGTGAACAACTTCAACAACGGTGGAGAGAACTTGAGGAAGAGGTTATGTACCCTGGTCTTAACCAATTTCTACAAGAATTGCATGAGGAGTGGACTGACCCAGTTGAACCGGGTGCGTATTACCCTCCGCCAACACAGGGAATGCATCAACACGTGGAGGATGGTACCACAGTTGCTGAAGTTTCGATGATGGATGTAGACTAACGACGAGGTCTCACACGTAAACTGTTGAGATCTCGCCAAGCATCTCGAATCACCCGTGGTGGTGCTGAGGGATCAACTGTAGCTGTGGTCGCTGTCTGACCTGTTAGCTCTTTTAATTTCAAGTGTAAATGTTTGAGTTCGTTTGATATCTCCACGTACGCCCATTCTGTTTTTGTTGGAAACATTTCATCATTTTCCATGATCTCCATTATGTTTCTTAGATGTTCCATACCTAAGTGAAGCCTAGAATTTATATTTTTCAATAAAAAAACAACCAACATGGAAGACTTACGTAACCTCATGGCATGCATCGACGAAATCGCCAGTCAGATCCCCGATGGGATGTATCTGAAGATGGCCGATCAAATGAAACGCGTTCATGACCATATGAACGGCAACAAGAGCATCCACGATGACACCTTCTACTACAGTGACGATGATTCTGTCCTTGAAAGTGATGATGACTCGGACAGCGACTTCGCCCCGAATCTCGATCGAACACGTCTCTCTGATATTGCACTTATCAGAGACCAGCTTCTGGATCATGTGAAGAAGATGCACGAGGAGTACAAGGTTCTCATGAAGTGGGAAAAAGAAGCGAGGCGTACGGATTGGACTCCCATCAAGCGTATGACTGCGTTTCGAAAGAGCCAGGCTATCAAGCAATGGTGTGAAAAGAACGTCCGTTGGGCTACTGGTGGTGAGGCTGGGGAACTGGTTGGTTGCATATCCACCGCCGCTGCGTACCACTCCTGGACTTGGAAAAACCTGATGGAAAACGGTCTTCGGACAATTGTGTTGGAAATTGGAACCGAGGGGGAGAAGGTCCCAGATTTCGTCTACTATGATGAACTTTCACTCAAAACAATCCAAAAGCTTCCCGCCTTTGAGAAGAAGATTCATGATGACTACAAGGAAGAATGCCAAAGGAAATGGTATGTCGCCCTCCAAAACGCTAAGTTAAAGGTGGTTGAGTCGAAGGCAAAGATGACCGGGTTGGAGATGTTTTGTGTGGATAGGGAGAGCGAGTTGAGGCTAGCTGATGCATGCGTCTATCACCGTGATTACTGGGAGTCCGCAACAAATGAGTTTTGGGTGAGTGATAGTGGACGAATGGTGGACAGCGGGTTTGTGGCGCGGGTCGAACGACGCCGTTAAAGAATTTAGCCGTGTAATATAGTAATGAATGTACTTCAAAATGTAATGCAAATAATAGACAGTATATCTGATAAAATCCCTGAGAACGTCTACCTATCCCTCTGCAACGAATTAAAGAAACTCTACGCTTTCATCCCCGATAAAATCAGACCAGCCCTCTCTAGAACAAATAGTGCCGCCAACGTACCTTCATCATCACCTGCGAATGGGTATTGGTTTCGCTAATTACTTAAAATTTAGACTCTTTAGAATTGTATGTCGGAACCTGAATATATTTATAGATGGTCAAAACTGTGTCTCTCTACGGTATCACTCATAATCATATCCCCACACCTCATAGGTGGTTGCCAAGTATTCGTATTCTTCACGAATCTCTACACCCTTTTGTCAAATCTAATTTGGTTAATTCTAGCTTCAAATGATTATCCAGTTGAGATCGCGTCCCTTCTTCCAGTATTGGGGGTAGAAAATATGATAACACTAGGAAGTTTCATGTGTATCACTGGTAACACTGAAGATGAAAATGGGTTAAGTAGCTACGAAATGGTGGCAGTTGTATCGGGTATTCTTTGGGGTGTGCACACAAGTCATATAACCCATCTTGTATCTAAAAAGGAACCTGGTCGGCTAATAGGACTTGAAGAACCATTCGAAATTTAAATACCTAAGAAGGTTTGAATAAAAAATATAAGTAAATATCATATGAATAATCCTGTACCTGTAAAACTTCTACCAGCGGGTGCAAATCGCAACCAGATCATGAAAGTGATTGGTGAAAAGACTCTTAATTTCAGTCGTAACGATTACATAGAGCGTACCGCGGGAAACAAGACTGGTGGAGGACCCAGAGAACGAGCCCGAACCCTTCTCGCTATTGAGAACGCTTCTGAAATTGCCAAAACATATCTTCACGCCCCGGGTATGTTTGAGAAGATCATGACAGATACTATTGGGACACGTGGATACATATCTTACCAAATTAAGGAGACCACTAATAACATCAACATAACGAGAAAAAAGTATCCCAAAGATCACTTCGAAGACTTCATTTTACTTACTCATAAGTTTCAGAATAGGACGGGTCATACCGGTCTCCTTCATGTAGAACATCAAAATGGTAAAGTGACTGTATACGATTCTATGTATGGAGCCGCGCTTGTTGATGGCGAGGGAAGGCGCGTTGGTGGTTCAAAATTTGAAAACGTCGCGAGAAACCAGTTTGCCGCGTCCCAGTGGAGTACGCCTAGGGTACGATCTATTTTTGGATGTAAAGCAAAGGTCCGCAACCGCTCTGACGGGACTACCTCCAAGGTACAAGTACAACCTTCGGGTGGTTTTGTAAACAATAGCTACAGTACATTTACGAATGACCCGAAAAATTTTGGAAGCCTAATTCGCAATAAGTACGGTGAAAAGGTTGCAAAGGGGGCATTCAAACTTTCTCAATACGATGAACTTTCTCAACATCATTTCTGCTACATGGAGGCTCTGTATGCTATGATGTTAGCGACCAACCGGGACTCCAAGCAGGCGTTCGCGAAAAACCCTGGTCCTAATGATCCTCGTAAGCGTATCTCTTTCATTAAGAAGTTCATTTGGGGTATAATTCACAAATATACACCAAAAAGTGAACGCAACACTGCCGAGTGGAAGTATTTTTCAAAAA